TTCACGCGCAATGAAGAACGTACAACCGGCTATCGCCCCGTAAGCCCAGTTTCCGGTAAAAAGACCAGCCAGTACCTGCACCGCTACGGCACAAAGCGCATGAAGTATCGACGTGATATCCATCTGCTATCCTTAAAACCACTCCCTGAGCGGGCGCTCTGGTGTAACCACCCACTCACGGAACACGGAATCATCAAATCCATCGTCAAGAAGACGGATATTAACAAAGTACCCTTCGTTTCGCGTGTATTCTGGTTCTCCGTCATCAGGAACATCTGTCTCCCTGAACGTAAAACCAATCTCATCAACCAGAACGGCATTCTGCAGCTCTTCGTCCTCTTCCCAGTTAAGTTTCCTGAGAAATGTCCTGAAATCTGCTTTATCACTGAAACGCAACGTGAAATCTCTCACTCCACAACCTCCCCAAGCTGCGCATCTGTTAGCTCTTTATGCCAGAGACGAAAATTCCTCACATGCCCAAATAAATGGCGTAATCCTGCTGTAGTTTGTCCACCAATGCGAATGGTTGCTGTACTCCGGATATATTCCCATTTGGTTTTAGTTTCGCTGCTTAACTTACCGTTACTGACTACACATGTGGACCGTTCGGACTTTACCCGCATACCAATAAGCATTTTTTCCAGCCCGGCATTTTCATTTATTCGTCGGTTTGAACCACCAATATCGCAATAAGGAAATCCGTCTGGCCCATCTGCCGAAGATCCGAAGCCAAGAATAATAGCCGCTCCGGTTTGATGACCGCCGGTATCAAAAACACGTGGCGCTGCATTTGGCGTTTTATACCAGTTCTTATGTACCTCACAAAGAACCGTAAAAGGAAGATTATAAAGATTATTATTAATTGGAACTGTAACTATATCGCTTGCGCGGGTAGCCGCCGTCGTTCCTGAGATAATAAAAGATGATGCACACGAACCATCCTCAACCTGAGGGGTGGCCAGATAAATATAGTCTCCAGATACGGTTGCTCCGCCCTGATTAGGAGAATACTGTATCTGAGATCCTATTTTTAACTCATCATCAATTGCCAGGATTGTTGCCTCTGCAAAAATCCATCCGGTAGCTTCGTCCTTTCTGACTCTCGCTGTAATCCCTGAGGCCGCGCCACCTGTCATATTAATTTCAAGCGTTTGTGTATCAATATATGCATCACCAAGAAAAGTTGTTGCACTACCGTCATATTTATCAAAGCGGATACGCAACCTTACCTGTCGTTCTGTTTTAAAACGACATGAGGTTGTCACGTACTTGTTATCGCCTGAAACATCAACTGACTTTGTAGCAGCAATTGATGCCATATTAATGGCTGACGTTTGCCCAATCAGAGAATCGTTACAAACAAACTTTCCATAAGTAAAACCAAAACTATCAGTTCCAACCTCAGCGACATTCATATTTGCAGATTTACCCCAAGAAGCTGGAGTTGCTGAATTCAACATGTAGTTGGTTCGCTGACCTTCAATCAATAAACCTTCTTTTTCAAATCGTGGCTCATTAATTTCCGCCGTTTTCAGTTCGCCAGATTTGTTGATATATGTTGCCGTTGATGCGCGACTGAAATTAACCTGTTTATCACTGGCAACCTGAACCACATTATCACCAATCTTCACTTTTTTATAACCCGGAGAATAGCCCGTAATCATATCCAGCGAATCATTAAAGGGTATCCACACATCCGGCAGCGGCTGTAAAACATATCTGTACGGCTCTGCTGTCTGGTTTGCGTATTCTCTGGCAGCATCTTCACTTGCTTTTGCTGCCGTCTGGCTTGCTGCCGATGCTTTCGCCGAGTTCGCCGCCGCTGTTTCGCTCACCTTTGCGTTGGCTTCACTGTCTTTGGCATTCGTCTCACTGGTTTTCGCTGCCGTCTGGCTGGATTTTGCGTTTTTTTCGCTGGCCTTTGTGGCTGTCTCGCTATTTTTCGCGTTGGTTTCTGATTTTTTGGCTGCTGTCGCGGAGTTTGCCGATGCAGTCTGCGAGGCCGCTGCCGCCTGTGCGCTGTTAGCTGCATTCGTTTCTGAGGTTTTCGCCGCATTCTTCGATGAGGCTGCTGCCGTTTCGGATTTCTTTGCCGCCGCTGCACTCTGTGATGACGCTCCGGCATGACGTGCCACTTCATTCACCATCAGCTCAAAACGGCGCAGTGCCTCCGGACGGGCATCATCCTCCGTCATGGCACCGAGAAAATCATTCAGCGTACCTGGTCTGGAACCTTCATAGACGGTAATGGTTCCGGCATGTGAAGGCGGAAAACCTTCAACCAGCAGGGTGACGCTGTACTGGCCATACTCAACATCCATGCTATAACGCCCGGCTTCATCCGGATTTTCAGAGGCCACCGTGTTCACCAGTACCGTGGTGCTGTTACGCTTTGCCTTCAGTTGAATAGTGCAGTTCTGTATTGGTTTTCCCGCACCATCTTTCAGCACACCTGAAATCTGTACTGCCATACTCACTCCACAAATAAAAAAGGCGCCATTGCTGGCGCCCGTATTGGGGTTATAAATATTTCAACGGATACTGATACCGGAAGCAGCTTTTTTGGTCACAATCACCGTACAGTCTGTGATGTTACCTGCGCCCTGATTGCCTTTCTGGAAAATCTTAAACTCCAGAGTGACGTTACCACCACCACTCGGCATATCAATAACCGCACTGTAACTACCGGGAATGGCTCCTTTAGTTTCTCTGGATGCGATTAATACGCCATTTTTGCGAACTTCAAAACCATAACCCGTGTATCGCGTACCTCCCGGGTTATTACCGCTCCCCGGATCGTCATACGCCACACCGTTAAAAATAATGGGCGGAATAATGATTTGGCGGTCAAAGTTATGATCATCGTAAATGGTGACTGTAACCGTCCCGTTTGGTGTTTCCGTGTTACCCCACGTACCAGCCTTTTTCGGGAATGATTTGGATACAGTTTTAACGAAGTCACCTCTGACCTGGTTCGCCTCCAGCATGCCCTTAATCGTACAGTTTTCATTTACCGTGACATTATTGAGCGTCCCGGAGTTCGCATTCACGTTACCGCTGATATCAGCATTTCTCGCCGTCAGCCGCCCGTCCGGTGTCAGGGAAAATGCCGGAGGATTACCGCCACTGGTAATGGTGGGAGCCGTCAGATACTTCAGGAACACTTCGTTCATGAATATCTGGTTGCCCTGCGCCACAAACATCGGCGTTTCATTCCCGTTTGCCGGGTCAATAAACGCGATACGGTTAGCGGCAACCAGGAACTGGCTCAGTTTGCCTTCCTCCGTATCCTCCATGCTGAGGCCAAGCCCCGCGACATAATGTTTGCCGTCTTTGGTCTGCTCAATTTTGACGCCCCACATGGCATTCCATTTATCGTTGGCGTCCTTCCACTCTTTCGAAAACTCCTCCAGTTTGCTGGCGTTATCCTCCGTCAGCTCGACTTTTTCCAGCAGCTCCTTGCCGAGATGGGATTCGGTTATCTGGCCTTTGAAAAAATCCAGGTAACCTTCCGCATCATCGCTCGCCCGACCGACGGCCTCCACGAATGCCGATTTGCCAACGGTGTTCACACTGCGAACGTAAAAATAATAATCATGGCCCGGCTTAATATTGATACTGGCAGCTATCCAGTACAGCGCCGTGCCAAGATAGCGGGCTGTGGTTTCAACCTGCCTGATATCGGTAATCCGCTTTTCCGAGAACCAGAACTCAAACTGTACCGTCGGATCATAAACGGCAAGATGCGGCGTGGCGGTTATCTGAAAATAGCCCGGCGTCAGCTCAATCCGAGATGGCGCTGCCGGTGCGGCAATCCGGAACGATACCGACGCCGGATCGCCCTGCTGCCCCCAGGCATTTGCCGCCCGGACTGTCAGCCTGTAGTTTCCCAGCGCCAGTTGCGTGAAGCGGTATGTGGTTTCCGTCGTCCGGGCCGTGCTGACCAGCCGCTCACTGCCGTCATCCGCTGCCACGGTCAGGCGAAGCATAAAGCTCACCCCCTTCACCACCTTCGGCGTATCCCAGCGCGCCAGCACCTGGTATTCCCCGCTGTCTGCAGTGACTTCTGCGGTCAGATGCTGCACTGCTGGCGGCGTGACACCATTCACCGTGCCGCTCTGGTCACCGTCAAAGTGCGCCCCGTTATCCACGATGGCCTCTTTTTCCGGTACATGCTGCACGGCGGTGATGGCATACGTGCCGTCGTCGTTCTCACGGATACTCACGCAGCGGAACAGGCGCTGGCGCAACGTCGGCAGCTTCAGCCCCCATACG